GGCAGCGGAACCAGCTTTTCACCGTTCTTAACACCCAAAACATGGATCATTTGACGGTGTAATTGGGGCAAATCGTAGATTTGTGGGGCTTGTTGGGCCAGCTGCATGACCGCTTGGTACTGCATAATCCGCTGAGCCATGGTCGAGCTGTTGGGATCGCTGACCGGAATGACCGCAACCATGTCGTAATCCGACTGTTTGGCTTTGGCGTCGCCACCTTCTGGGTCGTAGGGGTAGCTTTTTGGCGTATCTTCGCGGATGATTTCCTTCAAAAGCTTGAATTCTTGCTTCATCGCGTAGTGAATACGGGCCTGAACCGCGCTCATGGTCTTGAGTTGGCGTTCCAACAAAGCCATTGTGGTCCCCACGGGGGAGCCAGCACTCATATCAGCTACGTTCAAGTCAGCGGTAGCCCCCAAACGACGTGCTTCGTCCGTAATTTTGTCCAACAACATAGACAAAACTTGGCTTGGCTCCTTGTATGGGAGTGGCATAATGTTGTCACGGATCGAACCAGAAGGCACATCCACGTCCCGGAATTCGCCGGGGGCGATCGGCGTATCGTCACCCTTAACACGCAAGCCGCGTGCTTTCAAACCACCGGGCAAATTGGACAACGTACCAGCGTCAATAAGCTGGCGAATAAGGCTTGTACCCGCACGGGCATAACCACCGATCAAGTGGATGTAACCAAACCCGTATGCACCGAAGCCGGGGATATAGTCGTACTGTACGAAGTGTTCGCGCTTAAGGCACTTGTTGTCGTCAGCGTCCCAGTTGCGGCGGATAGCCAAAACTTTTTGTGAACCCTTGTCGATCGTAATCACATAGGGCAGTGCAACGTCATCTTCCTCGTCATAGCCGGGCAGGTTGTATTCAATGTGCACTTCATATATTTGATAGCGGTCGTCGTCACTAAGGGAATACCCTTGCTCGTCCGCTTTACGCTTCTCAACATCAGTGTGCGTCAAGATGGGCTCGCCCAACTCGATATCACGGTACATACCAGCAGCTTGAAGTTTCTTGACCTCGTTCTTGGTCTTACGCATCACATGCGTAACGCGCTCAGCTGTGCGCACACTTGACGAGCCGTAAGGAATAATCAACTCTTCGGCAGGAATAAACAACGCAACGGGGCGGTCCAGCGACGGGTCAAAGTACACCTTCTTAAAAGCCGAACCTGCCAAACCCAAATTAAACAACAAGCGTTCGTGCTCTGGTCGGTACTCAACCATCGTCTCCGTCAGCATGAAGTTCATGTCTGCTGCTACACGTTCTGCAGCGTCAGTCTTGTCTGGGGTTTCTTCCCCGATGATTTCGGTCTTGACCGGGCCAGTTGACGGGAACGTCTCAATAATTGTTTCGCTTTGAAACTTGACAGCAGATTCCGTAAGCAGTGTGCTAAAGACCCCGGATGCCCCGTTCCAAGGTTCGGTACGTTCCTCATATCTGACCCCCAGTACATCAAGCCCTTTGACCAGCATCTCCACCCAGTCTTTGCGGCTATTGATGTCGCTATCAACCTGCTCAATAATGTCTTGCGCTATCGTAGCAAGCTCGCCCTCACTCATTTCTTCTGCAAGGTTTTCGCTAAAGTCAGGGTCTTCCTCGTTACCCGATGGCTCAAGGTCAATAGTTACGTCACCAGTATGCAGATGGACTGCATCAGGGTTTTCAATCTCAATTTCCAGCGCAGGCTCGTCGCCTCCTGCCATGCTAGCTAGTCCTTGAGGGGCGGCGTACAAACTCTTTTCCATATTAATCCTTAATAGTAGGCGGGCCTGCGGGCAGGTCGGTAGACCTCATTATCCTCGTGGTCGGTGCGTAAGCGCAACAGGCCACCTTTACGAATCCTCATTAACGCCAGCGTCATCGCGTCAACCTCGTCATCATGCTCGCCAGCAGGAAACGCCAATATTTCCTCAACTGTAGCCGACGCCCACGCCGTTTCTGGGAACCAAACATGCCCAGAACTAAACATATCTGTTACTGCATTAAGCCGTGCAATCTTATCCTGACCTTTACCGGGGCTAAAGTCCTGCACAAAAATACCGGACCGGCGCATCTCATCTATTAGGGGTTGACCCGACGCCTTGGCTTCCACAATAACACTGTCCGGCTCCCACATCTCATACTGCTCGTGGGCCATTTGCTTCAACTCAGGGTACTCATATTTACCCTTAACTTTATTTAGCAGGATCACGTTCATCGTGTTGTCTTTGTGATGCGTGAATGTCCCCCATGTGTGGCACACGGAAAAGTCTGAGCGCTCCTTAGTAGTTAGCGCCGTATCAAACGCTTGCACAATAAACTCAATCTGCGGCGGCTGGTCGTCCGTCCACCATTTAATCCAATCCCGTTTAATGATCGCAGCTTCGCTGGCCGTCGGATTCTGCTGGTACTGTGCGTACCACTGCCACATGATGTGGTGCATTGACGCTCGGGTTTGCTGTAGGGCTTCTAGTGTCCATTGCTCCGGCCATATGGACTTTTCTTCTGGCGTACCTTCATAAAGAATAGCAGGGAACTCAAACGTCTCATACTTATCCCCACCCTCATTCATGGCAGAGTCTTTAATCAAACGCCCAATCAAATCCCGCTGATGCCAGCGTGTATGCAATACACAGATTTTCCCGTCAGGCATTAACCGCGTCCGAAGACCAGCACTGAACCATTCGTAGGTTGAATCTAATGAAGTTGTGTTACCCGCTTTAATGTCCTGCTCAGACAACGGATCGTCCGCAATAATCAGGTGTGCACCCCGACCAGCAAGAGCACCGCCAACACCAATCGCGAAGTACTCACCACCCTTTGTGGTGTTCCATTGAGCCGCTGCCTTAGCATCTGCAGCAATACTGGTCTCTGGAAAAATGGCGCGATACTCAGGTGTGTTAATTAAGTTGCGGACTTTACGGGCCATGACAACTGCAAGGTCTGCAGTGTGTGACGCCACAATAACCTTGTGGTCGGGGTGCTTACCTAAATACCAAGCTGGATAGTATATAGAAATCATTTGTGACTTCCCCATACGGGGAGCCATGCTAACTGCAATCCGGTTTTTTATATTTTGCTCAACGTCCATAAGCAACGCGCCCAGACGTTTCAAGTGCTTACCAAACTTGTAGTTAGGATCAATTGCAGCAATGAACGCTAAAAAATCATTTTGAGCTAGCTCAACCCGCTTGCGCTCTTCCAAGACATCAAACATAGCAAGCAGCTCCGCTGCCTCGTCTGCAGGCAGGGTTTTAACAATTTTCTCGATGAGGTGCTTATCGAGGTTCTGCATCTGTGATTTCGTTCAAGTCCAGCTGGATTGGCTGCACTACACGGGGGGTATCTACGGCTTCCGCCTCAATCACTTTGGTCAGGCGTTCACGCAGCAGTTGTTCCAGCTCGGCAGTTGGCCGGTGGCGCATCGTAATTTCAGTCTTGTCTGTAAACAACCCAACGTCGCTGATCTTGCCCAGCATTTCTAAAGACTTCAACCTGATCCGTGGGTCAGCATTGTCTGACTCTAATATAAGGCGGTTTGTAATGTACGTCCGCAGTTGGGCAGCAGACTTAATAACGATCTTGTCGTACTCACTCAGTAACGCAGCAAGGTGACTAACCACTCCGGGGCGCGCCAAATCTTCTTCAGTGGGCTTGTGGTTTTTGCCAAATATTTTGCGGGACACTTCAGCATCTTCATCAGATACTGCATCAGGCAGGGAATTGATTTCCGCTAAAGAATTAACCGCAGCAAATATACGATCGTCCAGCGACTCAAAGGTCGGGGCAAAGTCCGCAATCAGGATGTCGTTGTCTATAGCAGGTTGGTACATGGCGAGTTAAGCAGCCGAGTTGGGGCGAGTATATAGTAATTTTTTGGCATGTGTGTTTTATTTTTAACGGGGGGTGTTTTTTAGGGAAGGGGGGATTGGTTTAATAACTTGGTGGAATTGAGGTGGTTGCGGATACGGAACTCAGCGTAAGCGCGCGGGGGGACTCCAAGCACCCAAAGGGGGTGATGGGGGTAGGGTGGGGTCGGCGGGTGGCGGGATTCTAAGGTTAGAATTAAGCAAACAATTGACAAGCCGTTGATTCTCTGGCACAATTCAGTCACTCAGTAATTTTGCTGGGTTTAATCAACTTTAATCAAAGGAAATTATCATGTCAGTTATCAATCAATCAATCATTTCAAACGTTATCAAGTCATTTGCCAAAGGTGCAAAGCAAGCCCAAGATATTCGTGAAGCCCAAGATAAAGCAATTCAAACGGCCGTTGATGCTTTCACTATTGCTTGCGACAAGCCCAAGGCCGATTTTCTCAAGGGTAACGCAAAATCTAACGATGCACGTGGCCAAGTGAAAGCCATGTTTGATTCTCTGGTGGAAGCAGGTTATATCGGCAAGTCCGCCGGTGTAAATTATCAAACCTCGTTTTGGATAGCGTTTACTGAAGCCGTACCCTTTCAACGTGACTTATACAATGGCCGCAAACCTGCCAGCGAAGCCAAAGAACCCAAAGCCAAAGCTGGCAAAATTGAGTCAACTGACCGCAAAGCATTAGATGCCACTTTAAGCAAGGCAATCAAGCAAGCCCGATTGTTAGGGTTAACTGAATTTGCTGCCGATATCGTTGACCTTTGCCTTGAAGCATTGGATGACTTTAAAGAGGTCGAGTGACATTCAAGGGCTTCGGCCCTTGCCACCGAGCCGCCGCAAGGCGGCTTTTTTTGTGCCCGCTTCGGCGGGCTTTATGATAGTTGTTGTTGCGCGGGGGAGTGGGTGCAATGCAAGCGTAGGTACGCGAGAGTGTGAGCACGCACGAGAGTCGCAGTATGCGTTGGCGTGGCAGGTCGCAGGTCAAACTTCTAACGTTAGAACTACCTCGCAGGGGGTTGGTACAGCTGTTACAGAAAATAAGCCTATGTTACTTAAAAAATTGTAACAACACATATAATAGTTTTCTAGAAAAAAGCTAATGAAATCAACGGCAGGTACAGCAGAGAGAGAGATTTATATATATATTTAGTTAGGTGTTACAGGTGTTACAGGGTTTTTTGAGCGGTTCCTTGGGAAGTTCTTCTAACGTTAGAAGTTTTAAAAAACATTTTTTGGAGAGTTTGAAAAAGTTTGGGCTTTCTAGGTCTGGTGGCCTTTTTTGGGCGTAACACGCGTACCAGACCCCCCTTTACTATAATATATCCCCCCTCAAGCCGCGCCCACTAACGGCCCTCCGTTCGGCCCTTTTTTGTAACACCCCCTCCAAATTTGTAACAGCGTACCATGATAATCCGCTATACCAGTATGAGGCGAAGCTGAATACTGTAATACAATGTGCCACTTCACCCTTTTAAGGACACCAATGCATATTCTAACGTTAGAACTTCCCGAGGACTTCGCTGATCGCCTCTCCACCCTGCATCCCAATGGCCTAGACCCCGCTGTGCGTGAAGCCATCAAAACCTACGTGAACCTTGGGGCGGGTACTGTCACAAAACTCCGCGCAGACGCAACGGCTGCAAACGTGAGCATAGCTTCCATCATCAAACAAGCCCTTGCCAAACCCGAGCCATTCACCAGCTACCACCGAAAAGACCGAGACCGTGAGATCATTGCTGATGTGCTTGCAGGCAAGCGTAGGGCGACTGTTGCGGCCAAACATAACCTCAGTCTCATCAGGGTGCACCAGATCATGGCGAAGTACAAGGCTGAAGAAGCCCTCAAAAACGGCACAGAATACCCCAGAACACACGATGTGAACCCCGAAAACAGGGGTGCAAACCCCACCGAAAAGGCTTGACATATTATACTAATTGTGTTACAATAGTGTCTTGAGTGGGATATCGTGCCCACTCAGCGGGTAGCACCTACATCTTATTAGCGCCCAGCTCTTTAAAAACTCATTTATACAAGTATGGTTAATCCTAATGGTAACTTCTAACGTTAGAAGTCTGTTGGGTACGCTGTACGAATTTAGCCGTCGCTGCCAAGTGGTAGAAGTGCAATAGATGACAACAAGCTAAGAAAAAGAAGGCCCATTGTAAGTAGCATTGATCGGTTTGTAGTTCATAGCAAACAGGTAGGCAATGTCAATAAGACCATAAGTCCATTAGTCCCTATGTGTGCGTAATCCTTTTTTAAGTCGCCAACTCCATGCCAACATCCCGATAATGTGAAAGCAATGTAACCCCTCGCGTAGATGTAAAGAATCTCCCTGCATGAATAGACGTTGCGTAGTCAGTCGCAGTAGTTTGTGGTGTAGTAAGTAGTGAGCCATGTAACTTCTAACGTTAGAAGTATCCGGTTCCGAAAGCGATAGCAAACTGCAAAGTGTTCGCATAGTACCTAAATGGGTGGGCTGCTCTGGCTTAATAGTTTGTGCTGAGGTACGCCTCAGTTATCAGCCCTAAGGATGTGGGACTGCGTAAGCAGAATAGATCACACCGATAAACCCTATCGTACTCGAAGCTCACGCAGTGAGCTGAGGTGGCTTGGCGGTAGCCAAAAAACCTCGAAGTCGGAGAAGCCGACTGATAGCCTAGCGTGCTGGGCTATCGGGAGTTTTCTTGGAGGTAAATATATGGAATGGCGAGTTATAAACCCAAATTATTTATGGTGTCTTAACGATGCAACGATGGTATATGCGTTTGTTTATTCATTGTCGAGCGGTGGGTTTGAAGTAGAAGTATGGGACTACGGCAAACACCGTATGGATTTTATTGGGAGTACGGATACCCTGCATGAAGCGCAGGGGCTAGCAAAAATAATGGTTCAACTACGAAGGAGTGAATACGATGCTGTTCAATGAATGGAGTGAGTGTGCACAATGCGGCGACGAATACCCGTCTGCCCGCAAAGAGTTAGGTTATAAGCTGTGCCTGTGGTGCGGCGAAGATCAGGCCAAGGCCGAGCGAGCGTCATGGTGCGTCGTGCAGGAATACGGCAAAGGCAACTACCAGTTTGTCACGGCATCATCTGCTGTGCGTACGTTAAAACAAACCAACCAAAAGGAGTTACGAGGATGAAAAC